TCTTAAATGAGGTGCTTCAAAGGCCTCAAAGGCTTCGGGTGATCCGGAAAGAAGATTTTGAAGATAGGAGGCTCCTGATTGATAAAGAGGATTTTGCTGAATATTTAAATTAGTTCCACGTACCTGATTCATGATCCAATCTTGAAATCCTTGCTGCTGTTTCGTAAGGGTGGGGAGTTTTTGAACCTTTTCTTTCTTTCCGAAAAGAAAATCACTGAAAGCCATAAATCACCTATTTTTCCTCATATTAGCATGTAAGGAATTATTTTAACTCAGTTTTTGAGATATTCAAGAATGATAATGGCAGAAGTAATATTGGGAGCGGTAGCGCCATTGATGATGGTAATATTGGTAGAATCTACCTTTAATTCAATTTGATTGGTGACCACAGTGGCTGAAGCATAAGGAATTGGACGATAATCCACTACTGACGTAACACATGTTCCATAAATATGAGTAAATGCTGTAATTCCGGTGATACCATGAGCGGTAGTGGAAGTGGCTCCTGCCGCAATAGCGCCGACCATGTAAACTTGTCTAAAAGTTTGTCTTTTGATTTGTGGGGAAGTGCCCGGCCATTGTTCCCCCGTTAAGAATTCCAAATTGTCAAAAATTCCAATTTGTTTGGCATTTAACCGAGTCGCTGTATCTTCGTAAGCTTTATTCAATCGAACAATCAATTCTTCTAATTCTTTAGGATATTGGATAGTAGTCGGAAGGAAGACTGCATTCGAATTGGCCGGTTGAAATGTACTCACATTATTGTTCCATAAGTTAGGCGCCCAGCATCAGACATCCAAAGCATCATGGCGTGAATTACCACATCTCCATCGGAAACAGCCTCGTCAACCATTTGTTCATTATCAAATGTGAACTCTAATTGGCAAAATTGTCCAATTGCAGACACATACATCCTTTCCCAAACTTTAGCTAAAGTTGGCGAAGTTGGTGCAACAAAGTCGAACTGAACAGGTGTATTATCATTTTCATCTAGATAGACATTCATCGTAAATTCCATAAGTGGGGAAGTCTCTAAATAAAGGTCTACCCATTGAAGTCGAACTTGATCTCCATTCGAGATAAAAGGGTTAAATGTTTTAGTCAATACATTGAAATTGTTGCGAATTGTTATGAATCCACTTCCGGCATAGGGGGTAAAAGCTGTCGAATCTACATTTATCCAACTTCCATTAGGTTGTAGCATCTGCAATGCAAAGGTATTTGCAGTGATCGGCATCGAAACCTGATATTGATTTCCATTGAGCTGTGTCATGCCATTTACATCTGTAATGGTTATGATCGTGCCTTCTACCATATTATGATTTACACTCGTGACTATGGCTGGCACAGCTTGCGTGATACCGGTAATTGTTAATGAAGTTCCGTTGGCAATATTACCAGGACCATTGTAATTATTGAGAACAAATCCTTGCTGATTACCGGCCACAATCTGAGGATAATCGGCCTGAAGAACTCCAGAATTCCAAGGAGAAGGATAATTCTGCCATCCAACATTTAATAACTTCCATGTTGTATCATTAAATGATTGATAAGTTCCAAAACATGTAATAGAATCATTGAAGAATGAATAAGATCCATCAAGATAATTATATACTAATACTCTATTTGGAAAGGTTGTATTGCTTTCTGAACTTGGAAAAGTCCAGTAGACCAATTGTCTTGGATAATCACGAATTCCATAAACGCGCTCTGGGCCATCATTCCCATTATGAAATTGGAAAACTTCATCAGGAATAATTTGGTCAATTCTTTTCACACCCGTAGCATCGCAAGAAACGATCCCATAATTTCCAATCGAAATGATTCCACCATCGAAAGGAACAGTTGAGAAGGTACTTTCAGCCCCGAAATCTACGTTAATTCTTTCCCATACGAAAGGAAGAGTTTCATTACCCGTATAACGTAATTGCCATGTCGACTCTTCAAAATAGACAATAAGAGTATCTTTGTAAAATTCTGCAGAAATGATTTCTTCACCCGTTGGAGCATCTATGAACCCTCCCTTTCCAATTGTTTCACTATTCCAGGCATCATTATCCGATGTCTGATTAGGAGGAGCTACTGAAGCTACGTAAGGAGTTCCATTTTGAGACCATCGCGCTCTTTGATAGAAATTTATCGGAGATGCATAAGCAGTTCCTTCAACAGTGTTTAAGGCTACCAATCTATTTCGATAACTTACCAATATCTGAGCTCCCATAAGGAACACGGTGTGGGCATTATTTACATAAGGAAGAAAATTCACCCATCCTGTTCCGTCATACCATCTAATCCCATCCCCGCTAGCTGGTACCGTTGCTTCTGGAGTATTTTGAAACCCAAAATTGCCATTTGTAGACCAAATAGCTCCGAGATAATTAACAGTCCAAAAAAATTGAGAATTCGAACCTGTCCAATTGAAAGCAGTTCCGGTGGTTTTGTAAAAAGAGATATCTTCAAAAAGTTGAGCCGAATTTGAGAATAAATTCGCCTTTTGCGTATCAAATGCAATCAATTGATTGACATTAGGCGTGTCCAAATCTCTGGTTCTTAACCCCATAACAGGAAGATTATTGGCAAATGAAACATCAACATTTCCGACAATTGCTGGGACAAAGTTAAGAACAATGGCTCCTGTTGCGTAGTTAATAGTTCCCGTATTCGCGCCAGGATTTCCAATCAAAACGCCTGCACCATCATCAAAAAAAGTAATGGTTCCACCAGCTACTGCGACTGTAATGAAAACTGTAAAAGGTGTAATAGGTGAATTTGGAATTGTTCCTGAAAAGCTGGCCCCTGTAGCTAAACCTAAAAACGTTACCAATCGACCTAAGAATTCATAACCTTTTCTTCTTTCGATTCTTCCTCGATACATGAAACAATCTTCAAGATTTGGGAATGCATCATTGGGTAAAAGCCACGGTTGAACGTCGCGCTCTAGACCCGTTCTAATATTGGCTATTAGATAAGGTTTAGCTGTCATGCTAAGACACCAAAAAACGCACAGGTAACGACACCTGGATCGACATGACCTCCAGTTTGATCGGTCACTTCGAATTTAAAAGTGCTAGTGGAAATAAAATTCCAATGATTAAAGTTTAATGTGGTAAATCCGCTTCCGTTTGCGCTTATTAAAGGCATATAATTTGTCGTACTAAAAGGACGCGTGAAACCTATCTGATAAATTCCAACCCCCAATCTTGTCACTGTAGCATTATAACTGACACTAATAGCCCCTGAAGCTCCTAAAAATGCAGCATAAGCAGCGGTCGTTATTCCTCCGCCTGTTAGTTGCACAACATTGGAAACTAATGCTCCATTTTGATAGTAAAGATCAGAAATAGAGGAAATTGGCGAAGGTTTTGTATATGAAGTTGCAATAGGCGATGGCTCATTGGGATCAGCGATAGTACTATTGTAGGTTACTTTTTTATGAAATCCCGCTCCTGACGCATTGAAATTAACATGATCCGTTGGATAAGTTGTTCCAATAGCCTGAAAGTTATTAAGAATATCACTCTGGCTATTAGAGATTAGATCGGTTGGTAAGGGGATATTTGCTTGGTAGGTCATGGTGCCTCAAATAATATGTTTACATTTACCTCATGCTAACATTTTGATAGAATAGAGGCAAACAGGAGAAATATGGATTGGGATCAAGTTTTAATTATTATAGGGGCAAACGCCTTCACTAATCTTCTTTTGCACTTTTGGACACTGCATACGAGCAAAGAATTCCATGGAAGATTATGCGCATTAGAAGAACACTTTCGCTCAAAACATGCTAACAGAAACCACTAGAATCCGGAAAAAAGATTTCCAAAAGACCCTTGTTGTGGAAACTGATTCTGCTCAGTATAGATAGTGCTTACTCTTTCACTAGTTTGCTGAACAATTGTTCTTCGTAACACGAGGTTCATTTGTTCTTCCAAAAGAGGCCTGAATTTCGCCATATTTTCAAAATCGGCATTATCTGCAAAAATCTTATCAGCAGCCCCATAAGCTAACAATTGCCACCATTCGTTCAATTGCGGTTGCAAAGCTCCGTTATAGGTTCCATCTGGATTTACAGTAAATGAAACAGGATATTTATACGCTTCAAATGAAACTGTATATGCCTGATCGGGGATAGGATATAAGATGAATTGATCCTGGAAAAATACCACGGATTGTGGGCGAGAAGCTACATAAGGCACATATTGGGCATTAATAGGATTTCCGGATGGGATTGTGACCGGAGTTCCACTCGAATCCACAAAATTGATAATATTCAATGCCCCGGTGATGTAGTTTATTGTCCCTCTTTTAAACAAAGGATTGATTGTTGTATCTGTAGGCGCAAAAAGATTTCCTTGTCCATCATCGACTAATGAATATGAAGGAGTAATTCCTGAAGTGGTATCGGGAGATCCATTGGCAGCAACAAGAACATTCCAGTTTAAAGAAGCAGCAGGAATATCATTGAGAGCCGACCAAGGCTTAACATAAGCGCCTGGTGGATTTGGTTTAAATCCGGGCGTAATTGGTAAATTTGTTAAGAATTGTCCAGTATAAGGACCAGTCGTTCCGCTACTTGTATAAACTTGCTGCTGTAAAAAATTAAGAGCTGGATTGATTCTAAAGAAATTCTGACGACTCTGTGTCATGTAAGATTGATAGCCGCCAATATAAACAGGAGGCATAGCTGTCAAATATGTATCAGTAGGCAAATCATAAGTTGGAATATTCGCTGTTGTTGTGAATTCATAGTTATAGAGAAGCGATTCCATCTTGAGATGCTCTGGCATATCGTAGACATAGAACGTATTCACATATCGAATAATCTCAACATCAGAAATCTGATTTTGAGAAGGGCGACCTGTAACTCTACGGACTTTGGTGATGATATCAGAGAGTGTATTTGGTAAACCTATAGACATTATTTTATCCTCCGTATGGAGTTAAGGTGTTCATCTCGGCGTTTTTTAAGGTAAATGCGACTTCCCCAACTGGTATGACCTGTGCAGCCTGTGGATCGGTTGTATATATGAATGTGTCGAAATTAGAGGTATCCGCATTGAGCGAAAAAGTTGTGGGTGAAAGTATAGAAATCAAATAAACATTACCACTAACCTGCGTCATCCCAAAGATCGAAGGATCTGGTTGCATGTCTATACGAACATATAGTCCTGGCATGTATCCATGGGGTTGTGCTGTTGTGACAACCCCTGGATTGGCTTGGGTTATATTAGTTATTACATAAGAAATAGGAGACCAAGTCGAAATCGTCAAGCTACTGCTCCAGCAAATTCTAGAGATTGGAAGCCATAGCGTTTTACTCTTTTGGTTACTCCTACGATAGGAACTGGGATTCCACCATCACCAAGTGAGCTTGGAGCTGGGCTATCCCCTGCATATTTGAAACCATGCACTGAAAAAGAACATGTTCCAATTTGAATATTTTTCTTAGATTCATCGCCAAGTGCTCCTGCACTTACATCAGTACCATTCAAAAAACGAGCCACATACAAAGGAATCTGATACTCTTGGCCATCTGTCATAACTTTTTCAAAAGGCTCTACGCCACCATGTTGACCACGTTTGCGCATTTCTGCTTGAGTAGGATACTTTTTGTAGGTGATTTTTTGAGTTGCACCTGGATTTTCAAAACACTGAAAAATTCCACGAACTAGTTTACTTTCTTCTTCCATAAGCTTTTTGAGCTTTTCTTGAGCTGCTTCTTTAGCGCCCTTAGAAATGACTGGAGCTTGAGTAGTAGTAACTGATTCCGCGATATCTATTTTTTCTTTTTTTGCCATTTTAAACCTTTAAATAAGGGCTCCCCTTACGAGGAGCCCAATTGTCATTTAGCTCAGAGCAACGCCAGAACGAGCGAACCACTGATAGAGTTTTCCGCTTGTTTGGACAGTTGTTCCGATCTGAATTCCTGTGAACGATTGGTTGCGAGTAGCATCATCGAGCAAGTTTTGGAAAGGAGCTGTA